CATGGTTTAAACCGGCTGCTACGAGGTGAGTCAATCCCCCAACTAACCAGCACATGCGACCTCCGTTTCGGTATGACTAATCCTCAGTCCGTGGTACCCAACCCGCGTACGAGTAGGCATAAGGTTTAATTACCCTGTCTGCCTACGCCTACGCCCCGTTGGGGCCGAGGCCTCTTCCTTCTTTGGCTCCTCCTTTTCCATATCGTTTTTCATTTCTTCCGCCATTGCTTGTTTATCTGCCATAGCCGTACATGCATCAAAAGTTTTTTCTGGGCAAGCTTTACACAGGTCATTATCACCCGGATCGCCAAATATCATTTCATCATTTGGGCAACCATCGCCTTCTTCCCATTCCTGTATTGACGGGACATCTTCGGGCTCCGTCTCTTTCGGCTTTTGCCGACCACGACGGGTTCCGGTAGCTTTTTCTTTTTCGGGCTCAACCTCTTTGTCACCACCTTCTTTCTCTTCTTCGTTAAGGCCAAGGTGGGCTTCTCGGAATTCCTCATAAGTGCAGATTTTAACCAAGGCATCGAACGATACGGTGTCGTTTACAATGTCTTCCGGGTATGGATCACGATCTTTGAACTCAATATTGCCTGCTTCGGTAAAGGTATTTTTTTCAAGCTTTTTTTCCTTACCCTTAATTTCAATTGATTTTCCCATTTCAATATCGGAAAACAATATCGTTTCTTCTCCCCCATCGGCTTCATTTAAAATCTCTTTTTCAAAACAATAATACGATGCATCTTCCCAAATACCAAAAGCGCCATCCGGATTATTTTCTTCGCTATAATCATAAATATTATACCAGCAACGCCATGATGGCTTTAATGGCTTTATAACCTTATCGTCTGGTTCGGCCTTGCTGTATTCTTCAAACATATCTTCACACCGTGGGCATCTTTCTCCGAATGCCAACCTGGGGCAAAGAAAAGTATCGTTATTTTCCCCCACATTTTTATGCACTGGCAATTCTAATTTATAATCCCAATCGCCGACCTCAAGGTTGGTTGTTAAGCCAGAGAATGTTTTGAGCTTTTTATACCATTCTTGTGTAATTACAAATGGAAGAAAATCGACCAAATTTAACTCCTTGCCCACTGTTGGTGTAAAGCCTGGTGGCCTTGTCCCAACAAATCGGCTCCAATCCAATACCGATTTTCGGCCAAGGCCTTTTTGGTCCTTTGTTTCAACCGCCTGTTTTTGTCGATTTCTTAATTTTTCTCGTCTTAATTCTACTGCTGATTTTGGCATTTTGTTTTCCTTTTTTATTTAAGTGGTTTTAAATCCATAATTTCATCCGGAATAAATATATCAAAAACCGTTTCGTTAAAATATTGAGTGTCAACCAACCATCTATTTAGATGGGCAATATCAACTTGAATTGCCGCATTTTCAACAAAGCTTAAGGAATCAAAATTATTTCGAGCATTTTCATATGTTGCCTTTGTAATTTTGAATTGTTCAATTTCGCTTCTTATTGTCAAAATATTCGTGGGAAGGGCTGTTAAGGATACAAGCAAGGCCGCCCCTCCAACTACGGCTAACACCCCACCAAAAATTTCATAGTCATAACCGAGTTTATAAACAATAATCCCCACAATTAAAAAAACAAATGATATAAAAAAAATTAACATTTTATTTTCTCCTCCTCTTATTTATAACTTCTCTTTGGGTTTCAGCCACCTTATCCCTTGCTATATCCTGTTCCAAAATAAACTTCTTACCCCCTTCCGCCATACGCTCTTCCCGTGGTGTAGCAAAATAATTTCGTGTCCAAAGCTTCACTTCGTCTTCAAGAGCAGTTTTTTTATCATCAAAGGCTTTTACAGCATTCCAGGCCATTGACAACTGGTATTCGGCCTCAATTTGTTCCTCCTTGGCCTCTTTGTGATCTTTATGCTCCCGGTAATGCGCTTCCCTTAAATCAGCACTGGCCAATTTGAGTTCCTTTGCCTCTCTGATGAGCCGGGAACGAGTAACCTTGACTTTTTCATGGGCCTTTTTAGTCACCCTCTCAAGATAGGAAATTTCATTAGCGTATTTATGCCGGGTTTGCGCATGCTTTTGCCACTCTTCGTGAAGGTTGTCCAAGTCTATGGCAACGTCTTCGTTGAAATTAAATTCTGTCATTATTTATTTCCTTTTGGCATTTTAAATTATTAATTTGTTCTTGTAAACTTTCTACTAAATCACATAGAGAATCTATTTGGTTTAAATATTCCCATTTTAATCCCACCGTCCATATATTTTTAAACCCTTGCCTTATTTCCTGTGTATCTATTTTCTTCATTGTTTTATTTTCTTTTTTAACAGGGGTTCTTTTCTTCTTCTGGGATTAATGCCCCTTTTATATTATTATAAGATTTAAGCCAATTTTTAAATATTTTTTATTTTAAAGCGTCGTGTTGTATGCCGCAAAATCTATACCGGCACGGCCAGTGTAAAACACCGTCTCTCTAAAGCAGTCGAATACAAGGGCCGAGCGTGCCGCCACCTCTTCCCATTTGGCTCTATTTTTTTTGTTATATCCATTCCTATCCAAAGCAACGGAGGCAAACCAGCCAATTATCGCTCGGCGCATTTGCTCGGGCTCTACACCCTTTATTCCCTTCAGAATTTCCGCTAATTCTGGCCAAGAAGCCCCTTTCAACATTGCTTGGCAAAGTTCCTTTGTTTCCTTTTCTGCTTCTGATTGCTGAATGGCATCAATCATTTCCCCTGGCTCAAGGTCGATTATATCATCTAAAAGTACCAAGGCTTCCCGAGGGCTTCCGTCGGCCGCCTTAATTATTTCTTCCTTCACATCATCAGCTATTTCAAAAGTTAAATCGGGATTGGCGGCAGCTTCCTTTTTTAAAACCCAATCAAGCAATTCTTTTATTTTTTCATCAGGCAATAACCCAACCTTCCATTGGGTGCATCTTGATTTAACGGTTGCCATAATTTTATTTAATTCAGTGGTACATAAAATAAAATAACAGTGTTTTGGCCCACTCTCCAGTGCCTTTAAAAGTCCTTCTTGGAACTTTGTAGAAGATCCGTGCGCCTCATCAATAAGCCAAACACGGCACTTTGATTCTGAATCCATTGGTAAAAAATTCATATTTTGTCGAATTTCTCTTGCTGAATCAATACCGCCGGTTTGTACAGCGTCAAGCTCAACAAAATCATTACTGCTAACTTTACACCCTAATTCCTTTGATATTATGTAAGCAAGAGTGGTTTTGCCGCAATTATGGTGGAATATACCGTTAGCCCAATAATTGTTATAAACAGGAACATGAAAATCATAATATTTTTCCTTTACAATTTCTGTTATTTCTTTTATATAGGTATATCCGGTTATTTTATTTTTTTTATTAAGGGAGGGAGAACATGCCAAAGGGGATTTACCAAAGGGAAAAGAATTCAAAAATTTATCAGTCAAGGATTTTAACTGAACACCAAGATTATAAAATTTCTCTTTTTTATAAACAAGGGGCAAACCAAACCGAAATTGCCCAGAGGTTTGGTGTTGATAGGCGGGCAATAAGGCGTTCTTTAAGGAGAACGGATACACAAATAGACCCCAAAAGAAAAGGGTTGTCTGGAGAAAAAAATCCAGCATGGAAAGGGGGGAAAATTTTAAGAAAAGGGGGGTATGTTTCTTTACATCGACCAAATCATCCGAGCGCAAACCAAGGCGGATATGTCGCAGAGCATCGTCTTGTAATGGAAAAAATGATTGGAAGAATTTTAAAAAAGAAGGAAGTCGTTCACCATAAAAATGGGATTCCTGGTGATAATCGGCCTGAAAACCTTCTTCTTTTTCGAAACAATGGTGAACATCTTGGGGTTGAACTAATGGGGAAAATTCCCAACTGGACAAAAGAGGGTAAGAAGAAAATTGCTTCCCGATCAATTCCTTCAATGAAAGGTATTCCCCAGAAACTAAACGGAAGCGGTGTTCGTATGTTACGTAGAAAACAGATTCAGAGGTTTCTACACGAAACATGCGATCTTCAGAATACTGGACCGGTGGCAGAGCTTGGGCAATTACCCCCTGGTTATCAGAGGCGCAAGAAATAACATGGAATGGTTTTTTATTTTCCCATCTTTCTTTTACAGTTATATTTGATTTATCTATAGGGTCAAATATAACTGTATCCCCTCTTAAACAGCCCCTTGGCCCATGTAAAAGAATAGCGTGGGGCGGATCACCCCCTTCAACCTTATTCTTTATTTTTTTAACCGTGGTTTCATTTCCGATAATTTCAGAAAGTTTATCTGGGCGGTGAACCTGATACAAAGACATAATTATTTAACCTCGTTTTTCTTTTTTGCAACTCGTTTTAATATTAGGTACCCAATTAAATCCAATTCATCGTCGTCACCAGGATATTTTCCTCCTTGCAAAAACCTATTTATTTTATCATCAATCCTGACATTAATTTGCTCAATCGCGTCTGATTTAGCAAATATCCTGATAGGGTGAATTGCTGAATCTCCATAAGCCTTGTTCTTTTCTAACAAAAACCCCTTGATTTCTTCACACACTTGTTTTATTAGATCTTGTGTTTTTGTTATTTCTTTGGCCATTTTTCTCCTTTATCTTATTATAAGATTTTTTAATTTTTTTAAATATTTATTATTTATCACATACTTCCCATTCATATTTATCTACTTCACGGACATATGGTTTTTCTCTTTTTTCTTCCCAAAACCATGCGAAATCTATTGCTTTTATTTTGGTATTCCAAACATTGCCGGAATTAAATTGTCCTCCTCTCTTATTAAGAGGAAGCAAAAGACTATATTTGCCTTCTGGCGAACATAACAATTGATATTCTGGGGATGGCAAACCCCTATTAATTGCTATATTTAAACTATAATTTGTCACTAAGACAATCGAACCTGCAATAAATAAAATTATTAAAACTACACCAGGTATATATTTTTTCATTTTATCTCCTCTTTAAATATTAAACGCAAAATATTTTAAAAGAACAGCCTTACTCGGTATTTTTTTAGAATCGTGCGCCAAAATTTCTTCAAGCACCAAATCAATTTTGCTTTTTTCTTTTTGAGGAGCAGCATATTTTTTGCCAAAAAACCCTTCAAGCTTTGGCTTTGATATTAATTTGCTTTTTGCACATTTTTTAGCCTGCTGTTCCCCGGTTCCTTTAATTTCAATAAATGGCACATATAGTTTTTCATTTTTAATAACCCACTTAACAGGATCAGAAAAACCCACCTTCGGTGGCAGTACCTCTATTCCGGTTTTCTCCATTTCTTCAAGTAATTCATTTATTTGTCGCAGATCCTCATTATTGTTACTGTCGTAATCGGCATATGTTAAGGCCGCACAGATAAACTCCTTTGAATAATTTGCCTTTAAATATGCAGTTTGATATCCGATTAATGAATACGGGATACTGTGGTTTCTGGAAAACCCATATCCGGCCCACTCAAGCAAGCCTTCCCAAAATACCTCGGCCTCTTTTTTAGAAAGAGTTTTCATTTTTTTACAGCCCTCAACAAATTGTAATCGGTAGGGTTCAAATTCCGCCGCCGTCCTTTTTTTACCAATCACTTTTCTGATTCTATCCGCCGTACTTTCTGGCAGGCCAGCCACTTCGTGAATAACCTGCATTATTTGCTCTTGATAAATTAATATGCCATAGGTATGTTTTGTGATTTTTTCATATATTGGATGCATAGCTTCCCATTTTTTACCATGTTTTCTTTTGATATATTCTTTTGTCATTCCGGATTTTGTTGGCCCTGGCCTTACAAGGGCAACGCCCGCCGAGATTTCTTCAAAATTATTGACATGTATTTCTTTGCAAAGTTCAGTTGTCGGCCTCGCCGAAATCTGAAAAATGCCAGCCGTCTTGCCAGAATTAATTAGATCAAAAGTTTTTTGATCATCAAGGGGTATGTTGTCGAGATCTATTTTCATAATATTATTCATCACCATCTAAATTCCACACCTTTTCAATAATCTCAAAAACGAAAGCCTTGGCACCCGGAGTCAGTTTCGCAAATGAACTCCATGGATATTCATCTTCGTCAATAAGTTCAAATTCGGTTTCTACATCCTCAAGAACAGAACCATAAATCCAACTACAACAAAGGTGGTTTCTTATACTCTCGCAATCACAACAGGTTTTATATCGTTTTGTGCCAATGCCATACCCATCCCACCTTACTATTTCAAGTAGATATTGTTCTCCAGGAAACATTTTTTTACCGCACTCAGAACATATATGCACTGTTTTTGAAACCACATAGCTTGTTTTACAACTATCTTCCCAGGTTTCACAATCATCAGTATGTTGATCTATTAAATATGAACATTCCATTTTAATCCCCTTTTATTTATATCCTTTGTATCCAAATGGCTCCATTTTTTCTCCCATAACTATTTCACATCCTATAGGGGCAAGATCGCAGTTTGGATAAGATGCACACCCAAGGTGTTCGGTTTCATCGCTTACAAATCCCCAACAATTTTCAGGAGGGCTATTTTTAAAGGCGCATCCATTTTTATTTTTTAATCTATAGTCATCGCATTTTAAATTTTTGCATTTATTCATATTTTCCTCCATTTATCATCTTCACACATTCATCCAAAACAGACAATGTGCTTAATCCCAAAATATCAAGTTTCATTAGGCCAACATATTCGGAATCTTCCATTGTCCAATTACAAACTATCCGATCACCCCGTCTTACCAGAACACATTTATTGCCTTGGGTTAAATCCTCGCTTGACACGACAACAGCAGCGGCATGCTGGCCGCTACCCCGCACGGCATTCTCCAGCTTTAATGCAAACTTAATTACCTTTGGATATTTTTTTATAAATGATTGCTGATCGGTTCTATCAAGAGCATTCTGCAATGCGTTTTCTTCCCCATCCACAACCCAAAGTGATTTTGTAAAGCTCCGTAATTCTTTTTCAGGAACATCAAACACACGGGCAACGGCCCCAATAGCCGCCTTGCCTTTTAACCGCATATCCGTTGATATTCCGCAGGTATAATTCGCCCCGTATTTATCAACAATATATTGCCGAACCCTTTCACGATCTTTTTTAGCGAAATCCACGTCAATATCCGGGAGATCAATTCTATCTTCTTGTAAAAACCTTGCGAATGATAAATGATGCTTTATGGGGTCAACCCTTGTGATGTCAAGCAAATAAGCAATTAAACTTCCGCCGACAGAATTATGAACAACAAGGCCATTGATATTGTATGACCTATCATCTTTTATTTTTAAATCATACACATTGCCACTGTACTGATATTTATTTATTTTTTTTATTTTCATATAAACAACCAAGATATCTTTTAATTTTTTTATCAGAAAACAGAGTTAATTTATTTTTTAAATATAATTGGCGAACAATTGGTTTTATTCTTGCGGTTCTTTTGATCCACATATTGTTATTTTCAAACCAATCTTCATCCGCTAAAATAAAACCACCCATTTTGTTTTTATCAACAAAAACTTTAGATGCTTTTATTTTATTAGACAATGGAGTTTTATTGCTAATCCAATTTGATTTAATTTCATATATATATTTTTTGTTATTAAAATCAACTAAAAAATCTGGCCAATAAAAACCCAATGTATCTGAATTATTTTTTTTATATTCAATCTCAAAACTACATCTTTCAATTGATTTGTATTTATAATTATTTTCGGTTTGAATTAAAAAACAAAGTTCATAACTGCTATGAAATTCTATAAGTTTATTTCTCCATAAAAATAAACCAGCAAGGCCGAATCCTTGCCTTTGGCTTTTTCTATGCCTTTCTCGGACATCTATTTTTTGATAAGCGGCCCTTACATTTTCCCCCATTCTTTTTTTGGCCTCTGGATTATTTCTCCAAAATTTTGATACCCCCTCGGCATTTTTCTTTTTTTGTTCGGGGGTTGATTGAATTTTTTTCTGCGACTCTGAGTTTCTAAATTTCCAACCTGGATCATTACAAGCCTCCTTCATAACACATTTGGGGCACAGAGGGGTATTTATAATTTTTCTTGATTTTAATTTTTTAAAACTCCGTCGAACTTGATTGCCACATTTAATACATTTAAAAGAAACAAAAACTCTTGCACTTGTGCATTTATCATAAAATTTAAGGAACAAACTGTAGTCCAGGTCAACTTCATTAATTATTGCCTCTTTTATTTCTTTTGGATAGTGAGCTTGCCGATTGTTTAATTTTTTCATATGTTGGGCCTCCCTTAGGTTGTTTCTCTACATACTACCACAAGTAGGCCCATCGTGTCTACGTAAATCTACAATATTGTCGTCAATATTTAAATTTTCCGCCCTAACCCATATGTTTTTATTGTTTTTATTAATTAAAATTTTATGATCCTTTGTACATGAAATTTTACGGCCATCTTCGGTTTCTATTTCAATAATTTCTTCATTTATTTGGTATCTATATAAATCTTCAACAGCTTTCCATCTTTTGTTATGTGTTAAAACCCTATCACTATGCCTTATATCTTGAATATTTTTTAATCCATTATTTGTTATAATTAAATTATCTGGCAAAAAACATCCTCTTCCTGGCCCCACTGGAATGCCTTCTTTTCTACACCAATTAATAAGATCGTGAAAAATTAAAAAATACTTGGAAAAGTTTTTGCTTTTAATTAATTTGAATTCTTTTTTAAACCTTGCCATATAAATTTCATATTGTTTTTCTTCTTTTTTAGGTGTTGCCCCTTTAGCTAATTCTTTATTCGCAAACCCCTGTGTACATAGAGTATATAGATGCTTATTTTCGCCGATATCTTCGTATGGGGTGGGCAAGGATATTTCCTGTTTCGGGATTCTAAAGTCAGAACACATGGCAGCAACATTTCCGGTATTCGCCATGGCCTCTTTAATCTGGGAGGTACTGAAGCAATGTTTCCTAAATGCTAATTGCATTTCCCTTGCTGATTTAAGATGCAGGCCTTTTAAAGAAAACTTAAAGCGCTTTTTATCCGCCCACTTGGCCTTTGTGCTTATTGCCAATAGCATTTCTTGGGTTTCCCAATCATCTTCATTTATGTAATGACAATCATTCGTTGCTATGAGCGGGATATTAAATTCATTATGGATCGCGAGAATTTTTTTATTATGCTCATGCTGTTGTTCAAAATCATGTGGCATGATTTCAAGATATATTTGGCCCTTTGGAGAATTAATGCATAGCTCCTTAAAAAGCTCCACCCCTCCAGGCAGATTCAGAAAAGAAGCTATGCAAGCGG